GAACGGCTTCCGTCTGTGGGGCAACAATACGGCCTGCTACCCCGGCAACACCGACCCCAAGGATCGCTGGTTCAGCGTCCGCCGCTTTATGAGCTGGGACGATAACACGTTCATTCAGACCTACTTCCAGAAAGTCGATGATCCGCTGAACAAAAGGCTTATCGAAGCTCTGGTGGACAGCGAGAATGTGCGCGGCAACAGCTTTGTTTCCCGCGGCATTTGCGCCCGTCATGAGATTCAGTACATCGAGAGCGAGAACCCGACCACCTCGCTGCTGAATGGCTGCATCACGTTCCACAAGTACCTGTCCCCGTTCAACCCGGCGGAGGACATCGAAGAGCTGGTGGAGTTCGACCCCAACGCGATCTCTGACGCGCTGGGCGGCTAAACGAGAAAGGAGGATATGAGTTATGGCACTGGATACTAACCTGACCCCGGAAATTGTCAACAGTTTCAACGTCTACATTGACGGCGTGAAAGCCATCGGCACGGCCCCGGAGATCACCCTGCCGCAGATCACCTCGGAAACTATTGATGTTTCCGGTTCTGGCATCCTCGGCAAGATCAGCGCACCGAACATCGGCCAGTTTGAGAGCATCGAGCAGGAGGTTTCTTTCAACCTCGTGTATTCGAGCTTTGTCAACGTGCTGTCCCCGAAGCGTCAGGTCAATCTGACTTTCCGTGTGGCGCAGCAGGCGGTCGATAAGAGCCTTGGCTATGCCTACAAGGGCCTGCGAATCGTCGAGATCGGTCGTGTCAAAGAGTTCACTCCCGGCAAGATCAAGGCGGGCGAGGGCATGGAAGCAAAGGTCAAGCTCGAACTGACCTACCTGATGATCGAGAACGACGGCGAAGAGATTATCGCCATCGACAAACTGAACGGTATCTACCGTGTGCAGGGTGAGGATATGCTGGCGGATGTTGCCGCTCTGATCTGATCCCAAAGGAAACGAATGACCGCCCCGAAAGACCGGGGCGGTCAATTTTTTGTATCTGACAGAAAGGAAACTTCATCATGGAGAAGAACATTTCTACCGCCGCAGAGCAGACCAAAACCGCAGAGGTCAAGAAGAACCCGAAGATCATCGAGCTGGCCCGTCCCTATAAGTTCGACGACAAGGAGTATACCGAGATCGACCTGTCCGGTCTGGACGGCCTGACCATCAAGGACGCGGTGCTTATCATCAAGAAGCTGTACAACGAGGGTGAGCTGGCCGCGATGATTACCCCCGAAACTGCCACCGCATACACCGACGCTCTGGCCGCAGCAGCAACGAAGCTCCCCATTGAGTTCTTCCAGTTGCTTCCCATCGGCGCAAGCAAAAAGGTACGCCAGACCGTACAGGCATCCCTCCGCAGCGCGACGGCAGAGGACGGCGACGACAAGGACGATCATAGCCACGTCATGAAGTTCGGCAAGCCCTATACCTACAAGGGCGAAACCTACACTTCCGTTGATCTGTCCGGTGTCGCCAACATGACCGGCATGAATGTCCGTCAGGCGGAGAACCGCATGGAGGAAGAGGACATTCGCGCAGCAGAAAAGACCCTGAACTACTACTACTGCTGCCTGATCGCTTCTATGGCGACCGGCAAGGATGTTGCGTTCTTCCTCGGCCTGCCCCTGTCGGAAGCTGTGCAGCTCCGCGCAGGTGTCAACCACAAGGATTTTTTCGCTTAAAGGGCGGCTACAAAACAATTAGAAAGGCGGCGATAGCTCTCGCCACAGTCACGCACACAAGCGCAGATTTTTACCTGAACTTGCCTGTGCGTGAGCTGGTGGAGATTCACGGGGAGGTTGCGGAGGAATGGCAAAAAATCAAGAACTAGAGCTTTCCATCCTAATCGGCGGTCACGTTGACAATTCGCTTGCACAAGCGGTTAAGCTGGCGAACACGCAGATCGGGAGCGTTGCAAACGGAGCATCGAAGTTCGCGGCGAATATTGCCAAAGGCGCAGTAGCCGCCGCCGGTGGCGTAGCCGCGGGAGTGGTGAACACCACGAAAGAAGCGGTGGCGTTTGAAAGCGAAATGCTGGATGTGACAAAGTACGTTAGCGGCCTGACGGACGACAACGGAAAAGTCGTCAAGGAAAACTACGATGAAATGTCGAAAGGCATTCTTGATTTAAGCACCCAGATTCCGTACACCGCCGAAGAGCTGACCCGCCTTGCGGCTGCTGCTGGTCAGTCCGGCAAGAACATGGACGACTTGCTTGGCAAGGAGCAGTTCTTGAAAGACGTTGCCGAAATGGGAACGGCTATGGACATTTCCGCAGATCAGGCGGGCGACTGGGCCGCAAAGTGGGAAGTTGCGTTTGATACGGATCATGAGGGTGTCATGAAGCTGGCCGACCAGATCAACTATCTGGGTGCGCATTATGCGACGACCGCCGCAGAAATTGCACAGACGGTGAACGATACCGGCTCCCTTGGCATGATCGCCGGTATGGACACGGATCAAACGGCGGCACTGTCCACCGCTCTGCTGGCGATGGGCGTAAACTCAAACACAGTCGCAACGTCCATTCGCCGTATGTACACCAACTTGACGATGGGTTCAAAAGCAACAAAGGCACAGCATGAAGCCTTTGAAGAGTTGGGGTTCAGCGCGACACAGTTTGCAAAAGATATGCAAAAGGTCGATGCAAACGGCAAGTCCCTTGCACCGGAAGCATTGAAACGGCTCTTCACAGCAATAGGCCAGCAGGACGAGGATAAACAGGTTGGCTATCTGAAAACGCTGCTCGGCCAATGGGCCATTGAGAGCGGCGCAAAGCTGACCGGGAACCTCAAACTGTTCGTGGACACGCTGGACGATGTAAGCGATGCTTCTAAATACACTGGCAGTATGTACAAGGAGTTTATGCTGAAATGCGAAACCTCCGAATCCGTACTGGAAATGTTGAGCAACGCATGGCGGGCTGTCCGTATCGAGGTTGGAAACAATTTCCTGCCAATTCTGAAAGACGTTGCGGGGTTTGGGCTTGATAAGCTGAACGACTTCCGCGCAGCCCTGCCGGATATAACGGCACGGGTAAAGGAAGTAATCGAGTACCTGCTGAATAACGGCGACAAGGTAGCCGCCACAATCGGCGGCATCGGTGCGGCGTGGGCTGGTATGAGGTTCGCACCACAGATTCTTCAAGTCGTCAGCGGGGTCACAAAGGACGTGAGCGGGGCCACCACCGGCGGCGGGAAGATTTTCAACGGCATCCGCACCATTGCCAGCGGCATGAGCTACGGCGCACAGATGGCGGGCATCCAGTCTCCGTCCATCGGCCCGCAGCCGCAAAACTCGTTCCTGAAAAATATTGCGACTAAGGCGAACGGTGCGGGTGTTGGCCTGTGGGCTACACTGAAAAACTTTACCGGCCTGACAAAGAACGATGGAAAAACAAAAATCGACTTTGTTCGAGACGTTATGGGCGCATCGGAACGCGGGCAGACCATCCGGCAGAGCTTCCCTTATATCAACGGCGTTATGTCTGCCGCGTCTGACTTCGGAAAGACGAAAATCGCATCCGGCATCGGTGGCGTTACCAAGCAGATTTTCACGGGAATCATCGGCCCGAACGGTATCGACGTGGCGAAACTTGCAGGAGGACTAAAAAACTTCGGTGGGGCTACGGCTGCTGTATTTGGAGCGATGCCCGGAAATGCTGCAAAAGCTGGCGTGAATTTCCTCTCAAAGATGAACTTTGCAAACGGTACTGGTTTGGGAAGAACCATCTACCGAATGGCAAACAGTACGCAGGGATTGAGCGGAAAGGCTGCTCTTGCGCAGATGGGGTACATCTTCAACCAGACGCGCCCCGGACAAGTGCTGTCTGGCGCAACCGGATTTGTTAAAAATGCAGCTCCGGCGGTGGCAGACTTCGGCGGCAAGGCGTTCGGGCTGGGCAAGGCCGTGGCATCGCCCGTCCTGAAAGGCGGCTTCAACATCTTCGCGGGCCTTATGTCCACATTCGGCCCGGTGATCGCCGGTCTTGGTTCTGTGATCGCGGTGGTCAGCCTGTTGGGAGATCACTTCGAGGACATTCGCCAGATCATCGGACAGGTGTTTGGCGAAAAGGGCCTGACGCTCTTTGATGGATTCACCGGGAAAGTGCAGGGCATCGCAGGGAACATCCACGACACATTGGCCGGTGCGTTCTCACTGGAAAACCTGCAAAATATCCAGCAGAGTTTGAGCGGGAAAAGCATCTTCGGCATCGACGATCTGGGAACTACGTTCGGCGCGGTGATCCCAATCATCGAATCGGTAAAGGGCTTGATCGGTCAGATCGTAGACCTCGGCGTGAACCACATTAAGCCGCTGTTGGCAGATGTGTTGAGCTTCGCGGTAAACGATTTGTTCCCGGCGGTGTCGCCGCTGATAAGCATGATTATCAGTCTGGTCGGCACGACCCTGATAAATGCGATCAAGCTGGTGGTCGATGTAATCCACGGCCTGCTGCCGGTGATCGAGCCTGTGATTCAGTCTATCGTTGGGCTGATAAAGGGCATCGTATCGGTGACGATTACGGTCGTCAACGGTATCATTCGCGCCCTGAATAGTTTCTCGTTCAC